TATCATAATGCAAGCGAGAAGATACACCAGTTTCTCCTGTATATCTATTTTTAAGTATACGAAGTGTCGTTGTATTAGCTTCAACAGCATCATCAGCCTGTTGATTTCTTTCTAATGCTATAACACTATCAGATAGATGAGCAATAGATGCTGACCCTCTAAGGTGCGACAGAGATACTTCTCTGCCATCCTCATGCCCACTATCACCTGATGGCCGACGTAGATGGCTGACAAGTAACAGACCAATGCCTGTCTCCTCAACAAGAGAACGAAGCTTGGTCATCAAGATGTCAATAGACTTACGCTCATCACCATTATCTTCCTGACCTGATACAAAGATAGATAGGTGATCAAGAAAAATCCACTTACAATCAAAAGCTTTAGCCATGAACCGAACGCGACTAAGTATCTCATCATTAGACATACACCCAAAGTGATCGAAGGCAAAGAACCTACCAGAGTCAATCGTCTTGGCTTGCCAATCATCCAACTGTTCCTGTGTGTACTGGTCACGTATCTCCTTGATGTACAGTCTAGCGTTAGCTTCCACACTCATAAGGTTGAAGGCAGTCTGCTTCGTGTTCTCTTCCATAGCAAGCACACCAATATTATCTTTGGTATTGTGCATGATATGATACATAAGCTCACGCATAATGCTGGACTTACCCATACCTGCACCGGAGGTGAACGTGACAAGCTCTCCTGTCCTGATGCCATAGGTCTTGTCGTTCATACCGGACCACGGGTAGGGACAAGTCTCGTTATGTGTCTCATCGTACAGGCTACGCCCAAGGTCAGCAAGGTTGATAATACCTGCCGGTGTAAAGGTACGTGCGCTCCACCATGCCTGAGTAAACTTCTCACGCTGCCCTGTCTTCAGATACTCATTAGCATCCTTCAGTTCAAGGTCCATGATCTTACACTTGTTAGGCTCAAACAGTTTAGCAACTGCCTGTGCTGCCTCCTTACCCTGCTTATCATTGTCAAAGCAGAGAACAATAGTATCAAACTTGTTAAGGTATTCAAGTGATTGCTGACAGTTCTTCACGGCAGACTGTGCGCCATTCTTGATAGACACTGAAGGCCACTTCGATCCCATCAGTTCATAGGCACTCATGGCATCTATCTCACCCTCACAAACCGTGACAAACTTACCTGTCTGACCAAAGATATTCTGACCAAACAAACCACACTCAGAGAGATTACCCTCAGACCAGAACTGCTTGTCACTGGTACGTCGGAACTTAGATGCAAGATGATTACCATTCTTGTCATAGTATTTGTACATATGTTTATCTACAATGGTGCCACTCTTACTTACAGTGACGCCATACTTCTTACAGGTATCAAGAGTAATCTTTCTGTCAGCAATAGCTGAGAAGGTAAAGGATGAGGGATTTTCATTCTGCATTTTGATAACCTGAGTTGGTTGGGTTGGCATCTGTTCTCCATTTCTATAGGGCTTGGATTCGTCGCAGCTAAAACATTTAGTTCCCCACTCGTAGTATGCCAGTGCGTCTGACGAACCACAGTCGGGGCAGGGTTGGTGTGTTTTAAGTTCCATAAACTTCTCCATATTAATTGAGCCTTAGTAGTTTCGTAGAAACTCTACTACTAAGACTCAATTAAGTTTACCATTTACCTTTGCTCGTCTCCATGAGTTCCTTACATAACTCTTGTCGGTGTGCAGCTATATCCTTTTCTATTGATACCAGTGTCTCTATCTTATCAACCATCTCCATCTTACGCCACGGTGCTTTGAAGCATGTCTGTACATGTCCTCTTTCTTTTGGTTTGTATATTTCAACAAGAACTTCCATAGCTCTATCCCTTCTTGATTTGATAAACTCTTTCTGTAGGTAATCCGGTAACATGTTGAGTGAGTTGTTCACGGTTTTGAAGTTCTTCTTCTGCCTCCTTCTTAGTAGTGAAAGATTTAATCTCCACATCTCCCCACTCCTTTCTTAATACTAACTTCCACATAACGCACTCCATGATTCAGGAAATAACTTTTCCATATGATCTCCGATTGGTTTAACTACGCTACTGGTTTCAAGCTGTGCGTCTTTGCTGCACCGTAATTTATATATCCTTGCAAACGCCATCAGTGTACCAGACCAGTACCACTCTGTCAACATGCTTTGTGGCAGCACAGTTCGTGCTTGTTCAGGACACACACCTATGCCTAACATAGCTTTATATGCATCAAGACAGTGGCGTGTTGCGTCTATATACATATGATCTACTATGTTCTGTGATGGTGTAGCATCTTCTGATGATCCCTGCTTCACGTTCTCTGCACTCTGTCTCCAGTAATCAGGCGACCAGAACTCTGGCTCAGTTTTAATATACCTACGGCTAACCTCATTCCAGACCAGACCAACCTGATGCTTCATAAGCTGCCGTGCTACAAAGATGGGTGCCTTGATCCTGAACTGTGCAGAGCCATGACCAAATGGGGTCCAGTGATTGTGCTTGGCAAGATACTTTATTAGTTTAATATCTTTATCTTGAAGCACTCCCTCAGTCGGACCACCAAAAGGTATTGTTTCCCAATCAGATTCTTTATCAAAGCTAACCCGTGCTGCATTAACAACGCTGAGATCGTTACCCATATGATCAATCAATTCAACAGTCATCAAAGGTATCCTCCCACAGTTCATGCACAAAAGAAACTTTATCTTCCATAATATTATCTGCTTCTTTCTTTGCTAACTTCTTAGCTTCTTTATATACATAACCCTCATCAACATACTCCCTGATAAGGTCACGCATTAAACCACTGCGTTCTTTCTGCCATAAATTCTTAGCCATCTCACTCTAAGTCCTCTAAGTCTTTGAAAAACTCTTCTCTATCTTTTTGACTTGTGACATCGTACCCTGACTCCTTCATCAACAACCACACCTCTTCACCGTATCCTAAAGATTTTCTTAAAGTATTTTCTTTTTTTAAACGGTGCCAATCAAGATCGTATATTTTCGTCATCGTATTCTACCCACCCAGTATTAGCGTTTGTTTGTTTTTCTTTTGCTAGTTCTTTTCTTAGGTCATCAATTAATTTTTCCTGTTCTTTTATTCTAGCTTTTAACATCTTAACATTAGTATTTAATATGTCCCAAGCGGACTTCAAGTTAGTGTCTTCTGTCATATTATACTCCTGTCACCGGCTGTTGTCAATATAAAATACATGTTTATCTATTTGCCCCACAAGAGAGAAGCGATCATCCAATGCCCAGTAAGGTGTGACATAAGAGGCATGATAGTGGGTTGCTCCTTCAGTATGGATCAACACAACCCCCTGTAGAGCAAGCTCTGCTGCGCTGACTGCTTCATTATAAGCATCTACATTTGCAATAGTTTCTGGCTTACCATCACACCAGTATGAGAAGTGACACTTGTCTCTGACGGGCTTACCCTTCCATGTTCTGCCCTGACGGACAACATCACAGATATTATCTGGATAATGTTCTGACTGCACTCGTTGCAGTATCACATTTGCTACAGCTAATTGTGCAACAAAAGATTCTGAACGTGCTTCAAAGTATACTGCCTCTGCTAGGCATGAAAGGTTGTCTGCCCTTACCTGAGATGCAAAGACAGAAAGGATAATAAAGAATATAAAGTTAAGTATAATAATCTTTAAGTAGTTCATTGCAATCTTTCAATCTTTATATTAAAGGGAAATCCACCAGACAATTCCTTTATACCGTGACACATAAGATATGCAGCGGCATCTTCATATGAAGGAAAAGTATACACCTCTTCTTCATCTTCGTTTATCATTAAGTCAATGTCATCTACATCTTTAACTGTATCTTCTTGAGCTTGTGTTATTATATAACTCATCGACCTTGCCCTCTATACTTTTTAAAGCTACGTCTCTTATGTTTATTGGTGGGACGGGAAAGAGTTCCCGCCCCGATTGATGTACGTTTCTTGATCCGATGTTGTGTCGGGTCGTACTTACCATCAGCCTTCTTTGCCATTGCTTTATAAATCCTCTCTAAGAGCGTCCTGCCTCTTGGCGTATTGTAGTTGTCGTGAAGCGTCTAAAAGTTTAGAAAATTCAGACATAAGAAGATCACCGTCACAGTCCTGCATAGTTTCTACAGGATCACAGACTAGAGGGATTAATCTTTTTATAAATTCTTTTGCGGTTATTTCTTCGTTGTAATTCCACTTATACATTATACTGTCTCCAATTCTTTCCAGTGTGGTGATGCCAACATCTTACGTACCTTATCTTCACGCAGTACACGGGTGTTAGCTTTAGGTACATGGGTAGACCATGCCGTAGCTGCCTGATAAGCAGTCCACAGTGTGCCTTTAGTCTGCTGACTATAGCCTTCGTAGTGACCACGGCCAATGATGTGACGGTTCTCTTCGTCAAAGGTTTTCATCAGGTTGGATAGCATTACCTTGTTAGGAACCTGTGCTTTGCTTACGTTGTCCATACGCTTTGCAAGTGTATTACTGAACAGTGAGATCGCAGTGTCACGATCAACCGTTGTATTATACCACACTTTCATCTGATCCATACCATCGTTGGCAATGAAGTCAGATGCAGCCCTGATCTTACTGGCAAAGCTAGTGACAGAGAACTTCTTAGAGTGACGGCCATATACATAGGCCAGCTTGTTACCATCAACAAGAGTATTGTAACAGGCTGATCGGAAGTAACCCATCATCCCATTGTTAGCCCATGTTCTGTTGTGGCTGGTACGGAACTTGAACTGAGGTGTAACCAAGTCATTCCTTCCATCAATAGTAGTAGCTTCAGCGTTGAACTTAGCAGTAAGTTCTAGCTGTTCGCCATTGCCAATCACATTGGTTTGAAACTCAGCACCATCAAGATCAATACCCGACATAGCAATAGACTGTTCAAGATTTTCTACAAGATCAAGATACTGTACTGGCTCGTAGGCTTCCGACACAATAGCAATAGGTTCTCCGCTATCAGTTCGACGCAGACCTACGCCCAATGACGGATGAATCTCTCCTCCATCAACCCCACCAAAGTTAGGGTTGAACGCACCAAGAGAAAACTTTTCTACATTAAAGTTAAGTACATCATGGTTAAACATTTTGATTATCTTTCATCTTTAGGTTGAAACGTATTGAGTGTAGTTGCTGAATACATTGTGACATCTTGTCACTGTCTTCCAGTTTTACTGAGCCATTCAACTGAAGCTGGCTTAGTACTTCAAGAGTTTCTTCTATGGCTTCAAGCGGTGTCATCGTTCCAGCTTTCGTAACCGTCCGAAAGGGAACGCATTTCGTGTTCAATCCATCCATTTAGTTCTTGAATGTTAATATCTTCTGGCTTTGAATCATATGCAATTAGCTCCATATATTCTTCTACCATTGGGCGACACCATTCGTCACCACCATAACGCAGAAACTTTTCAACATCTTCGATGTCTTTAAACTCAGGAATATTCATGTCA